ATTAGTCACTAAGTCCGTTGCAAATGCACCATCCAATGAAGATGTTAAATAATTTATAGAAATTTTATATGTTGTACTACCTGAAATACCAAGTACAAATGTTGTATCTAATGATGCTACGCTTAATGCAGGTAATTCGGATATTTTTTTTCTTGAATTTGCCATTTATTATATTATTATGTCTAAACCACTTTCGGTTATTATTATTGAATCATCTTCTGAAGCAATTGGTATATCTACAAATTTACCTATAACATAAATATCATTAATAGTTACATTATCAAAATCTATATACCTATCATTTAATGTTATTACTACATTACTTTCAACTTCTTTGATTGTAAAATTTCCTGGAATATGTAAACCAAATACTAATATTTCAAAATTGCTTGGAGTAGCTCCTTCTGTTCCGTAATCTAATAAAACATTATTAATAGTTAATGTATTTGCAAGATTATCAAATCCATCAATATATCGTTCATTTTTTCTAGCACTATAATCTAATAGTTCTGAATAAAAATTATTGATATTAGATTTATTATTTACTAATTTTATTGGGTTTGGATTTGAACGAGTATGTGATTCAAATTTTGTATTGTTTGGAATTTCAATATTTGCTAAACTTCCAGTCAAATCCGTAGACACCAAATTATTAGGATTTATTTTTGGTATAATCCTATTTAGTTTTCTGGCATTTGAATTAAATTGTTTAAGCATATTTTTCTATATCTCCATGTATTTCAATATAATCATCATCATCTAATGTGTATTCAAAATGTGATTTTATAAATTTAATTAATAAACTACCTGAACTTTCATCTATTATATAATCTCTTGGAGATATTCCTTGAGTATTTACCATAACCAATAATCTATCTTGCGACTCTCTCAATTCAATTTCACGTAATATATTTACCAATCTATGATTTGGAGCTTCGTAAATCCAATAATCGGAATGATTTAAATCTTTTGGAATTAAAACTGCCATTATTGGTTTTCTAAATAATTTTTGTGTAATATCTGCTAAAGTTCTTTTCATTATACATCTAAGAATGTACCAGTTATAATAATTTCATCTGCGGCAGTTACATTAAATCCTAAATTAGCAGAAATGAAATTAATTGTTAAAGTATTTGAAGTACTGGTGCATGTAAAATGTGTAGTTTGATAATATCTTACACCATTTATATAAATTTTAGCATCATACGTTGTACCATTTACTAATAATCCAGCTGATATTACTGATTGTAATTGAGCGGGTGCTTGTATTAATTTAATAGCTGTAAATGTTATAGTATTATTTGTTATAGGGTTACCTACTTTACTATTATTTATTGAAAGAAAATCAATTAAATCTTTATTATCATAGTATGGAGATGGAGTTGTAAGTAATCCTTCCAATCTGCCATTTGCAGTTACATCCGTTTCCGTTGCAACAACTATTTTACTACTATTAAATGATTTTTTAGTTGTATTTTCTCCATCAAACTTTTCTGGAAGTAAATATGCTTTAACATTTAAAGTAAATTCAACTCTGTTAATTCTTTCAGTTCCTTCTCCTACTTCATTTATTACATTATAATCTGCAATTGTTGTATTGAATTTAAATTTTTGTTTATCACCCCAATATTCATCGGATGAGTAAGTTAATGATTCAATTACTGCATTAAGATGTTCTGTATAATTAGTCCAACCCATACATTCGTAGTTTATTTCTACATAATCTGGCATTGTTATATTATGAATTTCGTATTTTGGTGCGGTTGCTTTTCCCAAAAGAGTAAATCTACTATATCGATTATCTTTTGAATACTTTGTAACTGCTTGATATGAAACATGTCTATTTAACATAGGCATCGATTCATTTTTTGCCACACTAGTTCTTTTAATCATCATTAAAGGTAATTGTATTTTACCTTTACCATCTCTATATACACCCTGCCTACGAGCACCATTCCATCTTTCAGAATTACCATATATAACCGGAATCTTTAGGGCTTTACCATTATCATCCAATGTAGGTAACACTACATTTTCCAAATAAGTCATTATAGCATAGTCTACATCAAAGAGAGATACGCTTTGTTTTATATCAGTTTTTGAAGATTTAATTTGATTTGCTCTATTTAAATCTTGTCTTAATGGGTTAGTTGCCATAATTATTTAATTCTTTCTTCTATATTAAGATTAGATTTAGATACCATAAATGCTGAAATAACAATACTAAAACTATTATAAGTTTGGCCACCTGCGAATTGAATTTCGGTTGTATTATCAATTTCAAAATAAGCTTCATTAAAAAATATAATATCACCTATTTCAGGATATACATTAATTTCTTCACACTTAAACCTATCAACTTTAAATGTAATATTTTGGTCGGTATCGGCACCAAAACCTTCGTATCTTGCGGATTCGGGTTGTTTATCAATTAGGGCATATAAATTTACACCAGGTAACCAAGTTTTATTTGTAGCCTCTCCGTATAAATTTATCTTTGTTTCGTTTAAATTAACCTTAAACAAAGTAATTATATTTTGAACTACATCATCAACTAATTCCCTAGCTATTGATTTAAAAAAATCTACATCTCTTGCTAATATAAATTTTGGCATATTATCCTACATATATTTTTAAAGGAACTTTTCTTAACATTTCTTGGTGATGGTTGGCTTCATCGTTTTTATTTGTCATCACATTTTTTCTACTTAATTCCTCTAAGTTTTCTCTTAATTGAGTCATTAACATATCTTTTTCTACCTGTGCTTCTGCTCTCAATGCTGCGCCATCTAAATTAACTTCACCATCTGGAATTGGAACTGAACTATATTTTTCTCTAATTGCACCCAACAATTCTTTTGAAAGTGCAAGAGTATATTTTCTAATCCATTGTTTACCCACATCGTTAATATATGAGTATTGAATAAAATCATATGGAATATCAGAATAATCAGAAAGTGAATCTGCTTGGATAGTTTGTGATTCGTTTGCAAATTCATCTTTACTCATATACTCAAAATATACTTTTGATAATGTATTTACTGTTGGTATTGGGAATATTTCTAATTTATTATCTACTATATTAAAACTATGAGCTGATTTACGAATGTGGTCATTAAATTCAATTGCTTGCATTCTTAATACATCTTCATATAGAGGCATCATTAAAAATTGTGCAGCAGGTGAGAAATTACCAAATCCTAATTCACTCATTAAATTCAATGTACCCTGTGCTCCAACTGAATATGGGTCGAAGAAACGTGCAATTGCCGGAGTTGCTTCATGAAATACTCTGGTCACATCAATTGTAGAACTACCCGTAAATAATGTTGTAAAAGATGCAGAAGTTTCTACATCTATTGATGCACTCATTATATTATAAACTTGTTGCCCCGGAACTAAATTTATATAAGCCTTTTTAATTGCCGTAGAACCCCCTACACCTGCTAAAGTTCCATATTGCTGTGCCATACGGATAGCAGTTGGTAAAAATGAACCATCAACTAATGTTTGTGAAAAATTTTGATTTGGAACTTTACGTTTTCCTTTTAAAATATCAACATTATTACGAAGATTGAATTGATTTACCTGTGCGGAATATTCTGAAGTTGATTCTTCAAAACATGCAAATATTTGTTCGTTATCTAATTCAACATTGATAATTGGATAACCCAATCGCTTTGCTACCCATGTAGCGGTCTTAGGTGCATCGACTCTAAATTCAGTATCAGCATCATATAATCCAAAGGGAGTTGATGAGCCGGATATGAATGAACCTGATGCTGCGCCTGACCAATATGTGTTTACAGACATAATTCTTAATTATAGTTTTACTACTATAAATATAAGAATAAAAAAAGAAGTGAGATTAGTATGGACATAAAAAAAGAGGAGATATTTCTATCCCCTCTTTCCAATTATCCTAATCCGTTAAGATTAAAGAGTTTCTAAACCGTCAATTACTACTTTACCGTAGAATTCTGGTCTTACTAATTTCTTAGCGTAACGAGTCATAACTCCTCTTCTTGGAGTGAAGTTAGTTGGGTCGTACACTAAAGGAGTCATAATCAATGGTACATAAGGTGCGTAAACTGCTCCGGTTTCGAAGAAGTTAGAACCTTTGAAGCCCATTAATAATACGTTCTCAGTCATATAAGGGTTTTTGTAAACATCAAATCTATTAGAGATTTGTCCGATGTTAGTTACACCTGCTGCGAAAGTCAACGCATCTTTTCCTGGGTTAGCAGAGAATCCGTTCATTGATTCTAAGATAGTTGCTACGTTTGGAGAAACTACTACGAAGTTTGCACCACCTCTCATTGTTAATTGGTGAATCTTATTAGATACCTTTTGTAATTTGATACCCAAAGTCTGGAACCAAGTGTTCTTTTGGTAAGCACTTGCAGCAGCTGCGTTAGAATCAATTGAGAAAGAGATCGG